CCGCTCAATCTAGTTCTGCTAATAACGAAGATGAATCTTATATGCCTCAAGGGGCAGTAGACAACAATGACGGCACCTACACCCTTAACGGCTTAACCTACGATATGCAAACGGGTATGCCTCTGTATCGTGAAAACGAAAACGGGGGCTTAGATGTTGCCAGAGACAATGGTGATGGAACATATACCATAGGCAACACAACTTATGACATGGCGTCAGACGAGCCTCTTTATGAAGAGCGCGGCGGTACAGCCTACGACTTGGAAGGTAATCCTCTTTGGAGTACCGATTCCGCTGGCAACATAATTGCCCCGACAGTGACAAGTGCTGGCAGTACAGGCGGAGTCAATGTCAACAAAGAGAACCCAGTCCAACAAAAGATTGAAGAACAAAAGACTCGCAGAGATACCCAAAGCGCAATTGATAGCCTGCTTGCAGGTCTGAACACTTACGGTGGTGCAGGCGCGGCTGGTGCTGTGCTTGGTGCGTTGCTAAGTGACTCTGATCTGTTTGCTGGTGGTGGTGGCGGAGGCCATAGTTTTGACATGACTGGTGTTGGCGCAATCGACCCACGCACAACAGACTTTGGCATTGGCCCAGCGAACTATGTTGGCTACGACCAATATGGCACGCCTGAAGCGATGCCTGAGTTGTATGGTCAAGAGTTGTATCAGAACTTGAACGCCCCCGGCTTCAACGAGGTGAACCCCGGGGACTACGCACGCTATGACGCCCAAGACTCTGGCCTCGACCAGTTTATGGAAGGTGACGCGCAAGACCAAGAGATGGCCGATGAGGGCCAAGGCATGGCCGAGGGCGGTATGCCACAAGGCGGTTTGGGCCAAACAGCGCCCCAGACTTACTACACCTTTGGCACACCTGTTGATCCTTTGCAGAACCTGCGCAACCCTGCGCCGTTCCAGCAACAGCCACAACAGCCTCAGATGCCTCCACAGGCCGCTCAGAACGCACAGCAGGTGCCTCCACAGCAGGCATTGCCCCAGATGGGTATGGCTCCAACACAGCCCTCTATCCCGCAAGGCGTGCCACCCGCTGGCGTAGGTATGAAGAGCGGTGGCCTGCCTGCTTGGTCAAATGTGCCAATCACTCAAGGTCGCTTGAACTTCCGCCAAGGCGCGGCAGTACACGGCGCTGGTGACGGCCAGTCTGACGACATCCCAGCGATGTTGGCTGATGGCGAATATGTGATCGACGCTGAGACCGTGGCGCAAATTGGCAACGGCTCTACAAAAGCAGGCGCAAAGGCTCTGGACAAATTCAGAGAAAATATCAGAATGCATAAGCGGTCTGCGCCAATCAATAAGATTCCGCCCAAGACCAAGGCGCTTACTTCCTACTTGAAAGGAGCCAGATAATGGCTGGACTGTTTCAGGGTGATCCCCTACCAGATGTAACGACGACGACGCAGACGCAAGCGACTGCACCAGAGTTTTACACCAACTACCTTCAAGACATAGCCAACCTTGGTCAGAACGCCGTCCAGCAGGGCGGTGTGGCTGGCTTTAGCCCACTGCAACAGCAAGCCTTCCAAATGGTGCCTGATTTGGCATTTTCTGGCGCTGGCTCGATGGGCGCGGCATCCCAATTGATGGGTCAGGCTGGCGCAACCACCATGCCTGATGTGGTAGCAGACTACATGAACCCCTACACAATGGGTGTGGTGGATGAGATGGGTCGCCTGCAACAGCGAAGCATTCAAGAAAACATCTTGCCAAACCTTGGCGCGGCGGCGACTGGTTCTGGTCAGTTTGGTTCGCGCCGTCAAGCGCAGATCACTGGCAACTCTTTGCGTGACCTTCAGGCTGATTTGCTAGGCAAGCAGATGCAGGCGCTTCAGCAAGGCTACACAGAGGCTGGCAAGTTTGCACAGGGAGACTTGTCACGCGCCCTACAGGCTGGTCAGGGTTTTGAAAACTTAGGACAAGCCCAGCAAAATTTGGGTTTGGGTGGCCTTAAGGCTATGAGCGAGTTTGGTGGTCAGCAACAGGCTCTCGGCCAGAAGATGCTGGACTACCCGATGGCGCAGGCGCAAGCGTTTTCTCAGTTGCTGAAGCAGTACCAAGTCCCCGGCGGCTCGATCCAACAAAAGACAGGCCCAGAGTCTGGCGCATACTCCAACAGCCCACTGTCTCAGATCGCTGGTCTGCTCACTGGCCTTGGTGCTTTCTCACGAGGCGTGGGTCAAAAAGATGGCGGTGCAGTGATGATGAAGAACGGTGGCAAGGCTCACCGCTCAAAAGCCCATGCCTATTTGGCACGCGGCGGTACAGTAAAAATGGCGAGGTAAGAAATGGCAACACCACAAGCACAAGGTGGATTGGGAGCGATGGCTCCCGTAAGACCTCCAGCACCTAATGCACAGCCTGCCCAGCCACCTAATCCTGCGCAGGCCGCACAACGCATCTCTGGCTTAGAACAAGAAGTCCCTATGGAAGAGGACTTTTTGGAGCGTGCTATGCGCAACAAGCGTGCGCAAGAGGCCGCACTCAATTCACAAATTGAAGCGTTGAAGAACAGCCTTGACTCGCGCATGAGACCGCCGTTTGATCCCACTTTGATGGCGGCGGCTTCTGGTTTTTTAAGGCCAACAAAAACGGGTGGCTTTGGTGAGTCGTTAGGTTATGCCGCTGAAGCGTATGCCGCAGAGACAGATAAAGACTTAGCGCGTAAACAGGCGGTTGACAAAGCCAAACTTGAGTTGGCCCAAAAACAAGCCGCTATGCAAAGCCAGAATTTGATGTTTGAGCATCAGATGCAGATGTCTGGCTACGATCCTAAAGAGTTGACCACCTTGGTTACTGGCCCTGCTGGTGGCTCTCCTCTTGCTGGCGCTCCTGCCGCTGGTGGCGCACCTACTGAAGGTGCCCCTGCGGCCAAACGCGAACCGCGTGAACCACGCATGATTACACAGCGCGACATTGATATTGCCTTTGCCATCAGCCCTGAGTATGGCAAGCAAACTATGGAAAGAGCCAAGTTCCAGCAAGATGATTTGATGAGTACACCGCAAGGCGTTATTAGTAAGAGAACTCGTCAGGCTGTTGATACTGGTCTTGATACAACTATTGAAACATCTATTCCTTTTGTTGGCGTTGAGAAAGTTACGCAAAGACAATTGAATGAGATTAAGCAGTTGAACGCGAAGTACCCCCCGGGGAACCCAGAACGCGCAGATCAATTTGCACGCTACTACTCCGCCAACGGTATTGCTGGGACTACCTATACGCCTCCTGCGGATGGCAAGCCCTCGTCTGCTGAGTCCAGCATGAAGACTGCCAGCCAAAGAGAGATTGAAAAGACCGCTGAAACTGAAACGCAAAAAGCGCGAATCAAGACATCAGAAGAGCGTGCATCTACATTGATTGATCGCGGCATGGCCGCAGACAACACCAAGCAAATTGCGCTGGATATGTCGGCCTACGCTGATAGCAACCCTCGCGCATTCCAGTTGATGCAGACAGCAACCCTCAAGGACGCTGTGTTGCGTTCTATTGAGAAGGGTGGCGCTCCGCTGAACATCAGCCCACGAACAATCTTGGAATACAAACTGCAAGACAAAGACATTGAGGCACTGCAAATGTTTGCCCAGAAGTCTGCTCAGTTGACTGTTGAGTTGCGCAAGGCGTCAAGGGCACCGGGCGAGGGCGCGACAACCGAGAGCGAAGGTCGCTTGTACTCACAAGTCGAGGCATTGCCTTCAGATACTGCACGCGTCATTGGCCTCAAGTCAGAGTTGCTTGCACTGCGCACTGACTACGATAAAGCCGCCGCTACGCTGTGGGTTGAGTGGCGTGACCAGAACCCCGGGAAGTCTTTCGACAAATTCCGCCTCAGTTCTGATGAGTTCAAGTCACTGCGCAAGAGTTACGACTCCACGCTGGAGGCTGTGCGCAAGGCCAACACTGACTTGCTCAGTACCAAAGCGCCCAAGCCTGAAACAACTCCAAACGCAAAGCCGCCAAGTGGACAGCCCGCTGGTGGCCGAAGTAACGAGCGTGTAATTGATGGCTACATTTGGGAACGACAGCCTGATGACTCTTGGAAAAACAGCGGAAGGAAAGCCAAATGACATCGGTTGCTGACTACAACAACAACCCCGGGAACCTGCGGCCCAAGGGCTTTACCTACAAAGGTCAGATTGGTGTTGACGACCGAGGCTTTGCCATTTTTGAAAACAAAGACGCTGGCCGCAGTGCGTTGATGCAAGACATCCGCGCCAAGCAACGGCAGGGTCTCAACAACCCCAGCGCGTTCATTGACAAATACGCGCCAGCGATGGCTGAAAATCCAGAAGAGGGGCGAGAAAATTACAAGATTAGGCTGGCGCAACACCTTGGTCTTCAAAGCACCACCGACCCTTTCCCAAAAGGTTCAGAAGAAAAAATTGCTGATTTGATTGCGTCGTTCGAGTCAGGAACGCCTGCCGCCCCAGCAGAAAAAAAAGAGCCGTCAGTCAAAGACCCCTTTGAGGGCTACGAGCCAAAAGCCAGAACAGACAGCGGCGAGGCTTTGCCTGCGCTTGTGCCAGAGCAGTCTAATACCGAAAAGGTCATGGGCGCACTCGTTGACTCTGGTGAGTACATTGCGACCAAGGCGCTGGAGAACCCAGAGATTCCAGCCGCCGCAGGTGTGGGTCTTGGCAAGGGTGTACTTGAGAAAATATTGCAAGACCCTCAAAAGCATTTGGTTGGCGAAGGCGAGAAAACGCCCCAACAAGTGCAGGCGGCAAAAGATGCGGCCAAAGCGGCTCAGACTAGGGTTGGAGAAGTTCAGCGCGTCGTTTCAGGCCGAGAGCCAATTGATGTTGACTCCCTACAGCGCGAGTTTGATATGCGCAAGATGGGTAAAGAGATAATGGAAGATGAGTTGCGTGAAGCCCAAAAAAACTTGAAGGGTTTGCCTAAGACTTATGTTCCACCAACAGAAGCCGTTAACTTGCCCCCATTCATAACGGTTGATAACACAACTTCTGGACGCGCCTCTGGGCCAAAAATTGAAGGTGATTCAGGCACAAGAAATTGGATGATTCAAGAGGCTGGTCAAAAACATCAATTGCCAGAAGCCATTTTGGATTTGGCTACCGATAAAACAAAAGACAGCCCTACAGGTGGTAAACGCTTAATTGTCGAAGACCTTGCCAATCTAGAAAAAATTAAACAACTTGGCATGGGAGATACCAAGTTGGCAACCACCCCCGGTGGGGTTCAGTTGCAATTACCAACTAGCGTAGCGGCTGACTACGAAGGCCAACTTGCCGCAAAGCAAGCGCAAGAGGCCGCAGAGCAGGCCGCACGCGCCCAGCAAGTTGAAGCACAGCGTTTGGCCGCAGAGGCCGATCTTGCCCGCCAGCGTCAAATGGCAGAACTACGGGTTGAGCAAGCCCGCAAGTCTAAGATTTCTGCTGGTGAGCGTGCCGCTGAAGCCAAAAGAAAAGCAAACACTGCCAGACAGCAGGCCGCATCTCAAGCAAAGTCTGATGCTGGCAAATTAGAGACCGCCCAGATCAGCGCCAGAACTGCACAGCAGACAGCCAAAGAAGCGGCGGCGGCTCAACCAAGTGGCCTGACAATGGCCGCTCGTGAGGCTGGCCGCAGGTTCTCTGAGAAGTTGCCAGTCATTGGCAATGTGTTGGGTGCCGCTGGTGCAACCTTGTCAACCGATGAGGCAATTGAGCGGTACAAGAAGGGCGACTACTCTGGAGCCGTTTTAGGCACCATAGAAGCCGCTCTGAACACCGCGTCGATGGCTCCGCCTACTAGCCCTGCCGCGCTGGCTATAAAGGGCGTAGGGGCCGTGGGAAGCATTGGCATGATCCCTGTCTGGATTGCTCACGATTATTTTGGCAACAAAGGCCCGTGGGCACCAAAAAAAGAACCACAGAAGGCCCGTGGTGGGTTAACATTGATGCGGTAGTTGCAGTTGCCACTCTCCTACCCTTCGCCCCCGTAACTGGGGGCTTTTTTATTGCTCAAGGAAATCAGGCTGGCCGATCTTCAGCGCACCGCTTTTGACGCGCCACTGAAGGTTGGCTTGGTTGTCGATGGTGTACATGATCAACCACGACAGCATCTCTGAGGTCAGGGTCTCTCCGCACTCCGAGACATCCCAATACTTGATGCCCTCGACCTCGCGCTCGGTGACGATGGCTCCAGACCTGTCTGGCCGCATCCACAGGGGGAGTGTGTCCTCTTTTAGCCAAACGCATTTGTAAGTCTGGCAAGGGTCTTCTGGACGGGTTTCGTAGATGCCGCAACCCTTGTCAAGATAGAAGCAGGGGCGACCCGGCTGGAAGGTGTGGCCGTGAGCCTCTCCACTTAACCACCCCTCACAGCAGGCCGTGCATTCCCCGCAGGCGCGTTCTGGCAATATAGGTATCACTGTATCACTTTGTCGGTCATGCGTTTCCTGCTGGAGTCATCAAAAGAATTTGCGTTTGGATGAACTGCCTCTGGGCCTCTTCAACGCCAGCGTCAAAGCCTGCCAAGTACGCCTCCATCAGCGCCTCGTCTATTTCGGTCTCTGATTTGCCAACGAGCGGGAGACCTCTGGGTTCATATGGCTCACGATCTGTACGCATCTTTGATGTTCCTTTGCGGCAATGATAGGCTCAACAAACGCGGCAATCTTATGCGCAAATTGAACGATGTCTACATCGTCGGCAACCACCGCATTAGGCTCGTGCAGATCGCAGTAGAAAAAAATTTGTTTGACTGTTTCTTCACTCAGCATTTTTGTTCTTCCAAAGTTCCCAGTTGATGATGGTGGTTCTTGCGATTGATCGTTGCGCCAGCGCCTTGTAGGGATTGATGTCGTTGTCGAGAAACTCTTCAACAATCATGTCTTTTTGCAGGAACAGTTCTTGGCGCTCGGCCTTTTCCTTGCTCTCCCACAAAGAGCCATCGCTGGCTTTGAATGCTTCTATTTTTTCCATGATTACTTATGGTCGTTTTTGAGTTGCCAGAATGCCAGAAGGTGCATGAACATCTCCCAGCCTGTGTTCAGGTCTTCGAGGGGCCACTCCTTGACCACCACGAGGCCGGGGACATTGCGAGACACAAACACATTGGCACACCGTGCGGTGGGCACGCCAAGGCCCACACGGTACGCGGCCAACTGCATCAGATGCTCATCGTATCCACCAATCTTGTCTGGGTCGGTGAACTCTTTGGTTTTGATGTCAGCCACAAAGCCGCCGTCCGATTCAGAATAGAGGTCGCATTTGCCCCCAAAGCCCGCCTCGTGCGCAAAGGCTCGTTCGCTGATCCATGTGCGTGGGCCAGCCCAGTTGTCAATTGCTTGCGTGCAGGCGGCAACCATCTCGGCGTGCTTGCCTGTTGTCTTTCCTTCATAGTGTCCTTGTATCGATGCATGGATGTCTGTTCCAGCATCCGCCGCAGAACGACCCTGTTCTTTGGAATCGTTGATGATTCGGTCGATGTATTCCTTTTCAGGTTCGTCTGGGCGGCGTGGAAGCGTTAACGCCGCATACAACACTTGCTGTTGCATCCAAGCCAGCAAGGCTGGTTTCGCGGCGATGTTAAGGATTGTAGTGACACTGGGCACCAAGTTCATCGTGCGGGCGTCGCGCAGGGTCGTGTTACGCTGACCCCCCTTCTTGGCCTCTACGGTGTACATAGGCACCCCGTCACGGGTGTACCAGTGATTGCTCTCGCTTGCGCGAGGCTCTTTGGCTATTATCGACATATATTAAAAACCTTTAATTTAAATTCTTCAGGTTGTTGTTCGTAAACGGCGTCCCAAAGAAAACCAAGTTCGTTGTACAACTCGCCCAAAACAGAACTTTGAAAAACATGGTCTTGTTTAGAAAACTCTTCGTCAAATGTGAATGAAACCTCGTCTGTCTCATCATTTATTTCAACGGTCATTATTTTCATAACTGTGCCTTTTAAATTTAAAACGGGATGTCATCATCCATGTCATCAAAACCTGAACCTTTAGAGGAACTTGCGGTTTTGATGGGCTGTTCGCCTTTACGGGCCTGCCACTCTGGTGACTGCTCGATTTTGGCGCGAAGGTTGTCACTGAAGGACTCAAACATATCCATGTCTGGGCTTTCAATGTAGAACGCGGCGCACTTGTTGTGACCTTCAGGCAGGCTTGCTTTCATGGCTTTGGGCACCGAGTTGATGTTGGCAATGTTGGTGTACTCTTTGCCGTTATTGCCCACCGCTTTGGTGATTGCAATCATGGCCCAAGCGCCAAGCACATTGTCAATTTGGAATCCGCGCAACTCGTCGGCAGTGAACTCGCGGCCACGCCATGTTTGTAAGTCTTTTCGCAGGGTGGCTTTCTCAGCCAGTGACAGCGTGAAGTTCTTGCTGATCGACATCGGTTCACCCTTGGCCGTGACCAGTGGTTTGCCTGCGTCGTCTTCGCCATGCACCTCAAACTGCAACATGACCTTTGGCAGGTTTTTAATCTGTCCAAGGTATTCGCTCTTTTGTGTTCCAAGGTCAACGATGCGGTAGCACCGTGCCAAGTACATCCCCGGGGGCACTGGGGTAAAGGTTCCGCCGCCACCACTCTCTCTCGCTATTAAAGCCATGATTCGCTCCTAGTTT